ATCTGAGCTATCATCTCCCGTTCTGCCATTTTATTATAACTCTCTTCGCGCTTATTATTCTCTCTAAATGTGGATTCATAATCACAATTCAACGATTGTAAATATGCTTCATTGTCGAGAATTTCTTTTGGGACGTGCATTTCTGGAGGCGGGTATTGTGTCTCGTCTGTTTTTGCACGAATACGTGGGCTTCTTGCGACTATTGTTCCATTGCTCCATTTCCATTCCATTATTACCACGAGAGAAAAGAAATACGCCAATCCAACATAAATACTATTCTGGTTTTGAGATTATTATGCAAAATATTTTAGGTCTCTAATATATATGCCATCATTATCAAAAAAATATAAAATAAATTATAAAAAGCGTTATACTATACCAAAAAATAAAAAACTACGGGGACACAAAAGTATTAAGGTATATCATAATCGTGTAAAGCGTCCGACTCGTAAAAGAAAACATTACATGGGCGGTGATATAAAAGTTCCTGCGATAAATAGTATATTTCCAACTGGTCAGGCATATCAACCTAATACGGATTGTTTGGAAAAAGAATGTGATAAAAAGGATGATGCAGGCGAAATGACGACTACTTGTTTAAATACCCAAATAGTAATGAATCTATTTAGACAAAATCTGGATGCTTCTGAAGAAACAACTATGGGTAGAATAGATGGCAAACTTACAGATGAAGAGAGAAAACAAGTAAAAGATTTAACTGAAAAATATCTGACAAATTATGTCGATTCTTTATTTTCGAGATCTATATTTTCGAAGAATAATGTCGATTTAACGCCAGAAAATACACAAAAATTAAAAGAGTTATTAAATGTAATTAATCCAGAATTCATTGACTATTTAACACGCGATTCTAATTTATCTGATGATATAAAACAAAAAATATTGGCTACTCAAGAGGAATTAAATGCTGCAACTACGCCTGCAACTACGCCTGCACCTGTACCTGCACCTGCAACTGCAACTGCAACTACGCCTGTACCTATAGATAATGCGGTTGTAGAGGCAGAAGCCGCAAAGAAAGCTGCAGAGGACGCGGAAGCAGAAAGAATACGTCTTGAAGCAGAAAAGAAGGCAGCAGAGGACGCAGAAGTAGAAAGGGTTCGAATAGAAGTAGCAAAGAAAGAAGTCGAATTAGTCAAACAGACACGAGAAAATGCTGTTAACTTAGCCAATCAGACTAAAGAAAACGCTGTTAACTTAGCCAAACAAACTAGAACAGAAGCAGTTGAAACTGCCAACCAAGAGCTAGACGCAAACATCAAAAATGGAATGAGTGAGATTCGGTATAATTTCAAGCATAATAATGCACTAAAAAAAGCTGAAAGGGCAGAGAAGACAGCAATAGACAAGGCTGAAAAGGCAGAAAATATAGCAATCGTAAACGCTGAAAATATAGAGAGGAGAGCACTAAATGCACTCAAACGGAAAATATCCGCAAAGGATAACATTGCAACGTCTCAAATACCGAATAATCTATAATCAGCGCTCAAAAAATCATAAATATTTCGTAAAATAATTTTATGAAATATTCTATTTTGTTTGTTTTGTGGGCCATAAAAGTTCCCACCCTTGTATTTTTACGATTTTTTACTCCAAATCCTTTTTCAAGAAATCAAAAATGGACATTTATAAATGTCCATTTTTGGATTTCCTAAAATACTTTTGGAAAATCGAATATTTGTGAGCATAATGAAAAATTAGCGTCTCACGCCTGAAAAAAAATAAAAAATTTTGTGATGCTAATTTTTTTTATTTTTCGACGCGGATTCTTTAGGGGATTTTTTTATAACCCATAATATAAGGAGAATGGTTACAAATTATATAAATAAATCCCCAATGAAATTTGAATGCGATGTCTGTGATTATTCTACGTCTAATAAAAAGGATTACACTAAGCATATAACCACACCAAAACATATAAAGATGACAAATATGGTTACATATGATGACAATAAATCCCAATGTATGGTCTGTTCGTGTGGCAATAGTTATAAATATCGACAGGGATTATCTAGACATAAAAAAACATGCATTGACGTAATAAAAAGTGATATAGTAAATACATCACAAACACAAATACAACCCACGCCATCAATACATACATCATCAGACGATATGCAAACAAGTCTTATTCTTGAGTTAGTTAAGCAAAACCAAGAGTTCAAAAACCTTCTAATACAGCAAAGTAATCAGATGATAGAACAAAATAAGACCATTATAGAGGTCGCAAAGAATAGTCAAATTAATAATACTATTAATAACAATAATACCAATAGCAACAATAAGACATTCAATCTCAATTTCTTCTTGAACGAGACCTGCAAAGATGCCATGAATATGAAGGATTTCATCAAATCGCTTGAGCTTAGTATGCCTGAATTGGAAAAGATGGGCGAAATAGGCTTTGCCGAAGGTATGTCGAGAGTGTTTGTTGACCGCTTAAATAGTTTGGACATAACCAAGCGCCCCATTCATTGTAGCGACGTCAAGAGAGAAATTATACATATCAAGGATGATAACAAATGGGAACGCGACAATGCGAATCTGGACAGACTCCGAAAGATCATCAAACAACTTACGCACAAAAATATATTGCGTGTGGACGACTGGAAAAAGGCGAATCCAGGTTGCACGGAATACAACAGCAGAAAAAATGATCAATACTTGAGAATTAATATGGAAGCAATTGGTCCAGTCGATGAAGTTGAAGTAAAGAGAGACTTTGGCAAGATAATCCGACGCGTAGCCGAGCATACGGCTATCGACAAGAAGTATTTAGTTGCTTGAATAATGATTATCAAGAAAATAAAATATTTGGTATTATATATATTAAGATGGTAAAAATATCATCCTCTCGTATTCTCCAGTATAAAATAGTGAAAAGTATTGTATTGAGTATATTAATACCTACTGCGATAATTCTTTTTAGTGCATGGATGTTTTTTGGTGATTCGTGGGAAAAATTGCATGCAAAACCAAGTATGCATACAACGACATCCGCCGAATCAATTGTAAAAGACAAAACAGAGACGAAAGATGTAGATTCATGTAAAGGAATGACAAAAGATAAATGCAATATTGATACATGTATATGGGACCCAGACCAAATCATGTGTGTCTCTAACAAATAACGTATCATTCGGTATTCTTACGCACTATCGTCATTTGTTTAGTGAATAAAAACTTGTCCGAATTCAAATTACGTCGATTTAAATTACATTTCAAACAAGATATAACGACATTACCAACGTTGTGCCCCAAGAAATTATTAATTCTATCCAAAGACCATTGATTCATCTCTCTAACATGTTCATATAGAATAAGCATCGACCCCTTGCAGTAATGGCAGCAGAGTTTGCACTCTAATATCATTTGTTTGACATAATCAAATGTTATAAATTCGTCATACGTATACACCTTTTTAACAAGGTCTTGCTGTTTGTATGCAGATATCTTGTGGTCTATTTCCGTTTTGATTAATGGCTCGGCATCTTGTTCAAGTAAAGATAATTGTTTTTCTGTAGTAAAGTAGTCGGGTTCCAAATCCCATTTACTGGCAATAACGCGTTTTTTAGGCGGTGCCTTTTCTTTGGTTAGTTTTTTTATTTGATAACGATTTGAAGAACCGACAATCTGAATCTTTTTTTCGTCCATATACACTATAACGAGTTATTTATCTATATTGAACTATTACTTAAACGTATATCTTTATATTAGTTAATAGCAATGGAAAATAATAATAACAATACGGCGAATTCTGCCACAGAAGAGTGTTTAGAATTAAAGAATATTAAATATAAATCCATGCTTATGGGCGGTGCACAACTGCAAGAAACCAAATCTTCTGGTGATTTTTCCAATTTGGACAAGTTTTTAGAAACCGAGAAGAACAACAACAAAAACGAGCCTTGGTCAAAGCTCGACAAGACGATTAAATCACAAAAGTTGTTGGATTATGCTGAAAAATACAAGGTTGATCATGAAATGAATGATGGCGAGCTTGAATTGTTAGTCGCCTTTTTGAAGGATTGCTTAAACCGAAAGAAATTATATCGCGTAAAGGATGTTGTATATGATAAGGCGACAGGTCTTATCAAAGAAATCCCGGCGTTAACATATTTGAAGGCAAGCAAGCATTTTACGTTGAAAAACCTAGATAAGCGCGTTAGCACATTGAAAAGTTTGCCACCACCTAAGAAGGGATCCGTTGTGAAAAGTTCAATTAAAAATAAGAAGCCCAATGTGGTGGATTCTGACGAAGAGTTGGAAGCATAAGCAATATAAATAAAAATGAAATTAAACATATTTTTATTTATATGAATAACACTCGCTAGAATGAATTACATGCTAGAAGAATTAACAGACATATTAGACGACATCGTGCCCGATGAGGATACTGACACAGAAGATAGTATTCTTTACGCAGAGGACTTTGTGGAGATGGTTTTGCATCTCATGGAAGAATACGTGACAGATGACCCGATGGCGATCGTAGACCCTGATTTTCACAATATATTTTTAGACGAAATTTCTGAAATGGTAATGTCGCAGGTTGGACATGAATTGTGGAGATATCCAGACGATGTAATTACCGAAAGAATCGAAGAAATCTGCGAGATATTTTATGCATCATTTATGCCACGCAGGTCGCATCCAACTACGCTCATATTAAATAACAACCTCAACATAAAACAATTAACAAAAAAAATAGACTACTTGCGAGGTAAACCCCAACCAGCTCAACGAACTGCAGAATGGTATGAGTTTAGACACAAGTTAATTACTGCAAGTAATGCATACAAGGGATTTACTGACGGCAGCGAACTGAATCAACTCATCTTTGAAAAGTGCCAACCAGTGCGCGCTCCAGATAGTACGGAAAAAACGACGCCAACTATGGTAAATGTAGATACAACCTTGCATTGGGGGCAGAAATTCGAGCCATTATCAGTAATGATTTATGAAGACAAGTACGGCACAAAGATTGAAGATTTCGGTTGCATTCAACACGATACATATTCCTTCTTGGGCGCTTCACCAGACGGCATCAACGTGGACAAGACCAGTTTGCGATATGGGCGAATGTTAGAAATCAAGAATATTGTGAATCGCGAAATAGACGGCGTACCCAAGCTAGAATATTGGGTGCAAATGCAACTACAGATGGAGACATGCGACTTGGATGAGTGCGATTTCGTAGAGACTCGGTTTCTCGAATACGAGAGCGAAACAGCCTTTAATGAAGACGATTCAGATTCAGTTGAATATAAAGGGCTCATCATGTATTTTACACACGACGGACGTCCGATTTATAAATACGCACCGCTGAATTTATCCGCGGAGGAATTGGCTGCATGGGAAGCGGAACAACACGAGCAAACTGAGCACGTATGGATAAGAAATATCTATTGGAAAGTAGATCAATTTAGCTGTGTTCTTGTGCAACGTAATCAGCGCTGGTTTCAGGATAATATTTCAACCCTGCAGCAAGTCTGGAAGACGATTGAGTATGAACGCGCGCATGGGTTTCAACATCGCGCGCCAGCAAAACGGATGGCCAGCACAACAATAAGCAAAATGAATAACCAATCTGAAAATATGGGACAGACTGGTTGTTTAATTAGTTTGGACAAGGAGACAGGTCAGGTTTCCGTAAACTCTGCTTCATCTCCACATCCTGCGCCAACTATCTTGGCGATTGATTTGAAAATACGAACCGAGTCATTTGACGATACAAAGGAGAAGATGTCTAGCATCGTGGGATTGAACATACCCAAGTAAAACAAAAAAACAAAACAATTAATAAAGAATATTATTTTCGTTGTAATAGGGCAACATATTTTCAGTCTTGGCGTGGTAATAATTTATTCTGGCTCCTTCTGCTTCGGGAACAGGTGGCAAAGGCTTCACTACATTTGAACGATACGCACGATTTTTATACAAGGCACCGCAAAAGTCCGCAGGCGTACACGTGCCTTCATCAGGATTTCTCGGATATCGTATATTATTCGTTTCTTGATCGTATGACCCAACTTCAAAAATGGGGTAATTTCTCCAAATCATATTTGCAGTGCAGGATGATACACCTCTGTCGCCAGTCGGAAACATAGTATCGGGCAAGATAGCCCCGGTTTCAGACGACGGATAGTTACCTAAAGCATAATTGAAATTGTCGAAATTTTCCATCAAGTCTCTATTAAAAAAGCGGGAAGAAACAACCGCAATCAATAAAATAGAACATAATAAAACAATGTTTTTGACGATACTCATATTATATATTGCAAACAAAAAATACAAACTAAATACAAGAATAGAAGAAGAATCTTTTTTTTGGCTAAACGTAGTGTCTTTTTATTTTTATTTTTTTATTTTTACATAATTTCTAGCATCATATCGCAAATCGCTTGATTGTGTGCGCAAATATCGGCGTCGTACGTGACCTTGTAAAAGCACCGAAGACAAACAATAACATCGTGCAATGAGTTGTGCAATTTGCGCGGCACTGCACCAAACAGCTTTGCATGAAGCTCAGACAAGCTGGGGTATTTTTTGTATTCAGATCTATCAGACCTTGCAACACGAATATTACACAGGTCTGTGTTTTCGCGCATCGTGCAACTGAATGTTTTTGTCATGGCCATATTTGTAAATCGGTCTAACCCAATTCGACCGCGAAGAGTGTGGGGTGGCTCAAGCGGTTCATTCAATACAGACTTTTTTAGAAGTCGGTAGAATTCGGCCTTGATCATATTCACGTCAAACGCAATATTATGCGCGACAATGACATCAGCTATTTCACAATCACGTGTAAAACTCAATAAGACCGCATCCATGTCTTGTCCGACAGCCGTGCTTATTGCGCGCGTAATGCCGTGTATTTTGACACTTTCAGGTGTAAATGTAATGTGATTCGGCACATTTATGATTTCATCAACCATTTTTTCTAAAACTAAACTTTGTGTATTGAAGATGACATAACTGAACTGCACTATATGAGGCCAATCCACCTCATTTGTAAAGGTGACCTCTTTACTAGCTTGCTTCTTGGGCAAGCCAGTGGTCTCCGTGTCAAATACTAAAACTCTCATTTATATATTGATATGAATTATCTAAACCTTTGTTGTATTGGATATATCTGTGAAATAGATTTCAATTTTTTTATGATTTTATGCGTGCTATTTTCCATAAACTAATTGACCTGAGTATGGTAGTAGGATTAATTGCATTACATAATGCAACTTTACCACCACATTCGCCAAATATATACCAAATATTATCAAGCTCTTTATATTTTTCATTGCCGTCGTCAAATACCTTTATTTGAATGGGGCATTCAAAATTGAGGACGATATATTTCCAATCATTGCAAAGCTTTTTTTGTAAATATATTTGGATGATTTTACCATCTAATTCCTCTTTCAATTTAGCATTCTCTTCTTCTAATAGTTTATTTCTAGCTATAATTTCATCTATATTCGTAATATTCATAGTTAGTATATTATGATAAATATTTTTATGTAGAGTTTGTTTCATAGTAATATATTGTTTATGTAATATATGTCTAACAAACCGATTTGTGCTATTGCTGTGTTCAATGATAAGATAAAAGGTAATGTTAAATTTACTGAAGATTTAGCTAGTAATCAAATTAGAATAGATTTGAATATTACTGGATTAAAACCCAACTCATTGCATGGATTTCATGTACACGAGGCGGGAGATTTAACTGATAAATGCACAAGTATGTGCGCGCATTTTAATCCATATGGAAACACTCATGGTTGTCCTGGTATGAGAGACAGACATGTCGGCGATTTAGGTAATATTAGTGCCAATAATAAAGGCTATGCAAAATACACTTTTTATGATAATGTTATCAAACTTCGGGGAACTAAAGCAAATATTATTGGCAGAGGATTGATTATTCACGCAGACGAGGATGATTGTGGAAAAGGAGGGGACCCAGAAAGTCTAAAAACTGGAAATGCGGGTAAGAGAATTGCTTGTGCTGTCATTGGATATTCAAAAGACAATTTCAAATGATAAAACACCCCGCGTTTGAAGAAATAATAGACATGTTTTTCATAAAAATATATCTATATACTATAATGCGTATAGTAAATCATGATGATTTAGTTATAGGCACTTTATATTATATTGAGAAGCCAGATTGGAGGCCAGGTTTTTTATCTGAAACGAAGCTTAAGCATAAAGGTATTTTTATTGGCTATAATGATGATTCTAAACTTTACGCATTATTTAAAAACGTGGAAAAAATGCCAGGAATATTATCGCGTGATTTACCATATAGTATGACAATACCAACATTTGAAATGAATGAAAGACCTCTAATAAACGGACGTAGAAGTAGAATTCACAATATGCCATATAGACCATGGAAACATGAAAGAGGACGCTGGACGTATTATTTACCAGAAATAGAAGAAATAGAACAAAATAGATTGAACCGATTATATGAAGACGCAACAAACCAAAAACTACGAGAAATTACAGGCGACCCATCATTCTTTTATTTCAAGAGACCAAGGGCAAAAGGTGGCAAAACAAAACGAAAAAATAGGCGTACCAAAAAAACAAGAAAACGCGTGTATAAGAAGGGGACACAGAAAGTTTAAAAACTGGAAATGCGGGTAAGAGAATTGTTTGTGCTGTAATCGGATATTCAAAAGACAATTTCAACTAATAAAATGTAATAAAAGCAAATCATCATAACAAAATAAACGAATGACTTATATATTGGGTGTAATTAACAAAGCGACGAATAAATATGAAAATATTATTGTTGTGGATAAATCAAACAAATACAAGTGCATCGGATGTGAATCTGATTTAATACTAAGAAAAGGTGAAAAAAGATTTCAAAGTTTCGTTCATAAAAATAAATCTGGGTGCAACTATTTCAAAAACCCAACCGAAGACCAATTGTTAAATGATGCTAAAATGCATTTACAAGTCCTCATAGAACAAAATAGGGTTGATATTTTTAGAAAGTGTCAAGGATGCAAAAAAAAATGTAAACTGGACCTGCCAAAATATGATGAAACCAAATCTGTTAAGCTGGATGCGGGGGCAGATGTGGTTTATTTAGATGACCAAAATAATACGATTTGCGGATTTAAATTATATGGAAGCACATGTGAGCCAACCGAATGTGAATGGCACCAAATTAATATGTTGGATTTAATACAAACATGCGTACAAAGTTTGGCAACAAAAAAAATAGAATTAGTATGTCATAATAGAATAATTTGTAGTGAATGTAGTAAATATATATTTTAGGCGTTGCGTGCAATTTTAAATCTAAGTATATTATATAAAAATGCCAACCTACTCTGCTCAATACGTTGGACCCTACTTCATGAGTATGCCGGGCCCTGGGGGGGCACGCGGAATGCAGTATAATGGCGCTGGTTCTGTGGTGTATAATGGTCCCCGAGACTGGAAATTTACTGGGAATGATGGTACATTAATTAGTTCTAACTATAATCAGGATGGCTACTTACAACTTGGACCCCAAACATCGTGGTGGGGTGGAAGATCGCGCCGCAATAGAAAAGGCAAGAAATCCAAAATGAGAAAATCTAGAAAGTCTAGAAAGTCTAGAAAAACGATGCGTCGCCGTCGTCGTTAAATTATTTATTTATAAATTTCTTAAGCAATTATGAAATTTATTTTTTGTTTTTGTTTTATTAGAAGAATCCATATTCCTTGCACGGCCCAAAGCTACGTCTGTGCCAAATGGTAATTCCGTGCGACCGAATGCCGTCCATATGTTTCTTGGCCCCGTATCCTTTATTGCTCAGGATTCCGTATTTTTCATTGAGCTCAGGATTTTCAGCGCACAGATCTTCAATATAAGTATCGCGCGAGACCTTTGCAAGAATAGAGGCTGCTGCAATGGCTGCGTATTTGTTGTCGCCCCCTTCAACACACACATGTGGCATGGCTTTGATTTGTCCACGTACCTTATCATATGTGGTGATGCTATTAAAATAGTTGCCGTCAATTAATAGCTGGATCGTGGGCGGTGCGCCGTCTAGTGCTTTTTTTTCAGCGATTTCGATACAAGATTTGATGGCCTTGTGCATCGCGGATTGCGTCGCCTGAAGAATATTCATCTTGTCAATCGCGGCTTCGTCCTCATAGGCGACGGCCCAGGCAATCGCATTCTGTTTAATATAATCCGCAACATGCGTGATTTTCTTTTTGGAATGGAACTTTTTGCTATCTTTCATTTGAGAAAAGTCATATTCGGTTGCTGGGTCTTTAGGTAAAATAACCGCTGCGGCATATACCCTACCAAATAGAGGTCCGCGTCCAGCCTCATCTACACCGATTTCCAGTATAGTCGTATCTTCCAAATAATGTTTATTTAGAGCCATTTACTTTGCAATATGATAGTAATTTATATACATAAAAATAAATCAATTATTTTTTTCACTATATAAATTATACGATGGGGTTTAAATTCAAAAGTTTACATATTGTTTCATTTGCTGTAATAGTTGCTATAATTCTTGGTTTTGCTATAATTCTTGGTTTAGGATACATGTTAAAAAGCAATAGCAAAGAAGGTTTTGAAAATGCCAAAACTATTATAGTTACTAAAGAATACTATACTCCAGGTAAACAGGTCGATAATGTCAAACAATTTTTTACAAAATATGGCGTTGCTCCATATACAGACAAATATAATGACACTAATTTATTAGATATTGACCTGAAGACGTTTTATGCATTTATTAATAAGTATGGAAGGTTAAACAACTGGAAAAATGAAGAGGGCCAAATGCTTTGGATCAATGAAGGTATAGACAATTTTTTTAATAAAATTGGTTTTAAAGACCGCGGTCCCGACGCGACGATTCCTAAACAATTGAATGAGAATTTCTATTTTGAAGACCCGAATGATAAGAAAATTTATATATTAGATGATGACGAGATGACAAAAAAAATATTTAGTCAGATTACCACAAATAAGAGTAGATTGAATAAACCTGAAGCAAATCGCACTAGTTCAGGCATGAAAATGTCTGGTGCTGGAACCATCTCAACTAATCCTGAAATAACTGCAATTCCCATGCCAAATAATTCGGGAGCAGGCCAAGACAACTATAATCATTTTGATGGAACATCTATTCCTACCATGTTTTATGGTCCGAATGGTTCAACCGCCAAAATTTCTAATCAAGGGGGCGCATTTTCTGTCATTGTAACTGATAAAAATGGCACCAATGTAGTGTACGACGAGCAGAATAAATCACTATTGTCCGCGAGCAATTTGGCTGCAATTGATATGGTTATTGATAAAGTTGTTGAGGTAATTACCAGGGTGCAAAAAGCGTCATCAAATACTTCATCCACAAAATCTGATTCAGTTATGAAATATTATGGTCCCAATGGTGCAGTTGCATTAATGTATACGGATAGCAATGGCAACACGAATCTAAAATTAATAGATGGAACTGGCAAAGAAATCCCTTATAGTTCCGCAAATATGCAGTCATATAATCCAAGTGTTGACAATCCCAATGTGCAACAAACGATGGGAGGTCCGAATTCCCCGAATAAGATGAATGTATCGAGTAATTATCAAGAGGCATACGGCCAATCTTTAACTGGTCCCGATTATAGCAGTTCATTGCCCAAGGGTATTCCCAAGAATATGATTCCTGCAGGCAATGAGGACTTGTATATATTGAAATCAGAGGTAGTGCCACCGGTGTGCCCTGCTTGTCCGCAACCGATTCTAAAATGTGGCGACAACAAGCCCCCACCGCCTTGCCCTCCCTGTGCAAGATGCCCTGAGCCCAGATTTGATTGCAAAAAAGTTCCCAATTATGGAAGTGGTAATACAGGAGCAAATTATTTTGGAGGAGGAGGACAATTTGGATCAATGCCCTCTGTTAGTGGCAACTTCTTGCCTTATCCGTCGGTATCTAATTACAGCACCTTTGGCAATTAGACCCGCTAGGGCCCACAGCCCACACCGCAACAACAGATAATTTTTTACAAATTATAAAAAATTATTAACAATTATGCAGTCATGTTAACAAACAAATCATGCTCGTATTTACCGCACAAGACAATGGGCGTCTTTTGATGTATTTTGTCTGGGAAAGGCACGTCTAATATCGATTTGACCCCGTCGGAAGAAAACCCGCCCGCAGTATGAAAAATATGCGCAAACGGATAAGCCTCGTATAGCAACCGAATTTTGCCCTCGCGGTCTTTGCTGTTTCCCGGATAAGCAAAAAATCCACCTTTGATAAGAGTCCTGTGCGCATCTGCGACTAGACTACCGACCCAACGGGCACCATATTTTTGTTCAATAAACAAATCAATAAGCTTGTTAAATCGCGCATCCGTCCACGCCTTCTTGTTGGATTCATTTAGCGAATATATCGCACCCTTTTCTTTCATCTTTAGGTGGTCTTTTAATAAATAAAACGATTTATATTGTGCAGAATATTGATAAAATGATAAATTGTTATTGAACGACAAGACGTATTGAGTTGCTCCGCCATACAAGCAGTATCCCGACATGACAATGTTGTGTCCGTCTGTGATTTTACCATTTGCGTCATACGCATACACGCTAAATATAGTACCCGTCGTAATATTTACATCAATATTTGAAGAACCATCCAATGGATCATAACAAATTAAATAGGGAGCGTCTGTAAATTTGGTGGAATGAAACTCGTCTTCTTCTTCTGAGCCGATAGTCCTAATTAACGCGCATTTAGATAAGGTTTGTTTCATTATATCGTTTGACATGACATCAATCGTTTTGACATCATCACCAGATGCATTATGAATATCCGCAAGACCGCCTAATTTTACAGAATTTGTCTCTCTTATCAAGTCTGAAATATGAATAAAACATTTTTCAAGAGACGCCATAATTTCAAGACACGCAACTATGTCCATGATTTTACATATAATTTGAAAATAAAATCATGATTTAACCGCTAAAATATGGTTGTCATCGTTTTTTGAGACATTTGTTATCTACCTGAAATGTATCGGTCTTTTCGTCTTGAGGAACGATCTTGATTATGCATTTGCTTTTTTTGCCGTATAATGGTTCAGTGCAACCTTTCTCTCCTTGTTTCTTTTTCAAGGTCTTTGCTTTGAGAACCTTGAATATTTTTGGTTTTTCCTCAACGCATCTTGCTCTAAAGTGCTCATATCGTTCTCTAACATCGCAGTATGTTAGACCAGACTTCTTCTTTAACATGGTATTTACCAATTCGTGCAAGTCGTAAATATATCTGGAAAACGTTTCACGGCTTTTCATGCTTGCCATGGTAAGCGGCAAATTTTTAAAATTCGTCGTTAAATTCATGCGACAATATTTACAAGGCAACACCTTTTCCAACATTAAAATAAAATTCATGTAATTTTTTTTATCGTCTTCGGTGGGATTCACCGGATAATTAAAACTCATCGTGTGTAAATAATGCCACATGCTAGGCCCCCATACACTTGTAAGCATTCCATCCCCACTAATAAAATCTTTTTTCTTGAAGATCCTTTTTTTTCTTGTAATATTATTTTTGCTGGAAGGTTTTGTTCGGTTAGATTTAGTAGAATTCATCATACTGGCTGTACTAAACTATACAGAGAAAAATAAACGCGGAAACCCTTATTTCTTGGTACTACTCTTGTGTTTTACAAAAGATTCCATAGTATTTAACTTTAGCGCCAAACTCGACTTTTTTAGGTTCATGACCTTAGTATAGTACAAGGTCTCATTCTTGTAGTCGCCACGATTGATTTCTATAAAGGTGCCGTCGCTTTTTCTAAATAACATGATTATAGTAATCTTCTAACAAATCTTTATATTCGTTCTATAAAGAGTGTTAATTTTCTTCTTCTTAATTATATATAATGCTCCGCACACCATTACAATCAGTTTCAGGACAATCCGCTGGCATGCTTGCTACTATTAAATCCAAGATGACGCCCGCAGTCATTGCAATCATTTTATTTTGCATTTTATTGATTGGTTTTTCCGTTTACTATTATTACAAATATGTAGCGCCAAAATTGAAGCCGACCTATGACGCAGGAACTGGCATCGATTCTGGTCCCGCTGGAAGTAATCAGGCTGAGATCATCTTGTTTTACGTGGATTGGTGCCCGCATTGCAAAACCGCCAAGCCAGAATGGGAAAAGGTAAAGGACAAGTATCAAGGGCAACAAGTTAACGGATACGTTGTGACCTTCACTGAGATGAATTGCACGAACGAAACTGCCGAGGTATCGCAAATGATTGACAAGTATAAGATTGAAGGTTATCCGACAATCAAGCTAATCAAGGACGACCAAGTAATCGAGTTTGACGCCAAGCCTACGAAGGATACCTTAACCCAATTTTTGAACTCCGCGTTATAAATAACACAATCCCAAACGAATTTAGTAAAAAATTGATTCTAGATAATAAAGATAACAATACAGATAATATACAACATGTCAAAAAATCAATTAGGACAATTCTACACAACTAATTATGATTATATACTCCAAAATATGAAAATACCCGATAATATAAAAACTATTATAGAGCCTTTTGCTGGAAATGGAGATTTATTAAATTTTATTCAAAACAAAGAAGACTATACTTTTGAATTATATGACATTGACCCAAAATGCGAGACAGCTATAAAACGCGATACGTTGCAAAATCCGCCATGCTACGATAACAAATTTGTGCTGACAAATCCGCCGTTTCTTGCCAGAAATAAGAACAAAAGCAAAGAGTTGTATGACAAATATAATTGCAATGATTTATACAAGTGCTTTATTACAAATTTAATTGATAGTAATTGCATTGGGGGAATTATCATTATTCCGTTGAATTTCATCTGTTCTATCCGAAAAGCCGATATTGAGTTGCGACGCGCCTTTTTAGAAAAATTTACTTTAAACACCATAAATATTTTCGAAGAACAGGTATTTGACGATACAAGCTATGCTGTATGCAGTATTCATTTTGTGCAAAATACTACAGGGATTGCAGATACTGCAAGTAAAATAAAAACGCATATATACCCTTCAAACAAGGTAATGGATATTTCGCTGGAACGAGGAAATAACTATACTATTGGCGGCGAAATCTATAACCTTCCTGTAAGTTGCGAGTATAAAGTTGAAAGGGCGACAAAATCAACAAAAAACAAGGAAAATATAACAAACATTTTGCTGAAATGCATTGACGATAGTTTGGATAGTCAGTTGGGTTTTAAAATAGTAAGCGATGAAGAGAGATACATTGATAATACGGAGAATTTGTCGGCGCGTAGTTATGCAACTCTGGTAATTACACCGAATATATCTATCGAACAGCAAACATTATTAGTAAAAAAAGCGAATGCTTTCATTACAGAACAGCGAACTAAATATAATTCACTATTCTTAACAAATTATCGCGAAAGTAATACGATTGCACGCAAACGAATTTCGTTTGAATTGGCCTTTATGATATGCAATCATATACTTGGGTTGAACTAGATACTTGGTTGGTAGTATTTATCAATAATGTGGTTTTGGAAATCATAGTGATTGGTCACCATGAGATTTTTTGTTGAAATATATTTATTTTTGATTATGTCAAATTTGCTGGTAAGGTCCGTATCAATCATGATTACATACAACTCAGGACCATCTTGTTTATATTTAGAAACCCATTCACACATGGAATCCGCCTCCTCAAACACGTTATCTTGATGACCCCCCGCACCAAAGACAACCTTTGCAAAGATCCAACCTTCCATTTTTCCACTGATTTTGGCGTCGAACGATTTCAAGCACATATCCTTGGGGATGTTTCTCTCTTTCATTTCATTACTGGAAACAATAAAGCCATCCTTTGTTGGGCGATATGCCGTTGCGCTAAGATTTTCAATATTGATTCCAAACTGGGATGATGTGGTATTGGAAATCTCTAGCTGTAGCGCCTCATCTTTGGTTCCTTGTCTGGAAGCGTTTTTGCTGATCCTGCCAGAGGTAATTCTGCAAAGAAGGTCGCCTCCCTCTTTCACGCATTCAGCGAACAACTCCTCAATGGTTAAACTGATTTCATCTAGCACGCGTTCTAACTCTTTATCATTAACATTTTTATAAAATTCACTCATATTTCTCTCCTTGATGGCATTGAACACCTTAAGATTGTTGATCTTCTGGCGTTCATTGCGTATGTTTGCGCAATCAATCTGGATCGCGCTAGGCTTGGTCTGTAAATCGGACATCTTTGCTTTACTGCTTTAACTAACTAATATGTTTTATCATTAACTACGTAAAAGTATTTCAATTTTTTTAAGTAGCCGGGTTCGCTTTTTTTAGTAAAAAAGCTTCTGCTGCAGTCTTACCACTTGCCTTCAGTTCGCATCGAATATCTCTCGATGACAGCACTGATTGCAAGTAAGATAGCGACAAATATTTGGTGTCATAGACAACTTCATGGCTGATTGATTGCTGATGATGTTCTGTGTTCATATTAAATATCAACTTGTGCAAAAATGTACTAATATAATCTAACATGGTTGATTCAGCATCTATGTTGTATGTCTCTTCCGTTTCATTTACATCTCCGTAATTGTTTTTGAATCCGAGTATTTCGTCTTTCTTATTTCCAGCTTCAATGCAATAATTCAACGGATAGTTGGTAGAAATACCGCCATCTAAATAACATTTACCATCCATACATTTAGGCGCAAATAATATGGGTATAGCACTAGACATTTGTAAAGCAGTCAATAAAGGTAAATCAGGATGAGTTTTGTGAGAGACATCAATAGGCTTGAATTCATGCAATTCGAATGAATAGATATGTATCTCTATTTTTGAATACTCATAAAATTCTCTCATGGTAATATCCATTGAAATATCCTTCGCATTAAACAAGGGTTTAAACGCCTTTTCCAGAAAACTCCTGTCAAACACGCCTTTTCTTGAAAATGCATCAAAGAGGGTGCTCGCATTCACTGGAAATGCCTCATGCCATGGGCGATCCAGGAAATAAGTATTTAGAGTATCCCATTCAAAACGTAGACATAATAGAACCGCGACTATAGCTCCTGCACTCGTGCCATATATACTCGTAATTTCATCGATTTTCCAAAACGCCGTCTCTTGTAAGTGCTGCAGCGCACCCAATGTGCGAAATAATGTTGGCCCACCTCCCGAAATGACCAAATGTTTAATTGCCATGATAAAGTATTATTGTATTTATATATAATTTTTTTCTGCATTCAACACAAATGACAAATATCTTCACGTTGGAGAATTTTAATAATTTTTCAGAGAAAATAAGTATTGATGAATTGTATGAAAAGAAAAAGCAGCATGATTTGAATAAGCTTACATTGTTTAATAAAATATTGAATCGCATTCATGTGAAAATTAAAACGATAAGTCGTCAGAAGATAGACGAGCAATTTTGTTGGTTTGTGGTTCCAGAAATTATTATAGGTGTGCCTAAATACGATCAAGGCGCATGTATCGCCTATTTAGTAGATAAATTGCACGAAAATGGGTTTGCAGTAAGGTATATACACCCCAATACACTATTCATATGCTGGAAAGATTGGGTTCCGTCGTATGTGCGAAATGAGCTGAAGAAAAAAACTGGAATTTCTGTAAACGAATTTGGTAAAAAAATAGAAAATACTGAGACGACTGAAAAACAAGCAGATGTTAATCAAATGTTCTTACAACCTGCGGCAAATGCCCAAGCACCAGCACCCCCCGCCAAAAAGAACTATACCTCGGTCAAGTCGTATAAACCTTCAGGTAAGCTGATATATGACGATGAACTCTTGGACCATTTAGATGATAAGCTACCATAACTATAAAATAAAATCTTTATATAAAATATGAAGAGAACCCACAAAATATATAATAATAATAATAATAATAATAAAACAACTCGCAAATTAAAAGGTGGACAAAAAATAAAAGCTACTGCAAAAGACCGGAGTCTACAGATTAAGGCAAATCATACAGAGAGAACGCGTTGTTTTACAGATACTCAATTAAAACTATATTGCAAAAAACCATTACATACATTTAAAAGCTTTGAAGATGATTATCTCAAAAGTAGCGCTTATAAAGCTGAAAAAAGTCATGAAGATGTAGAGAAATACTTAAAAGGCATGTTTACTAAACCATATTCGCCAATTACCACACGAATTCAGGATGATTTTTACGAACATGTAAACTATACTTGGTTAAAACATAATAAAGTATCTGTTGATCAGAGATATATCGTCCAAGTAGACAATTTCCGCATAACTCAGTATAAGGTATATAATGAATTAATTGATATTATAAAGGAATATCTTAAAAGGACACATACAAAGGAAGCGAAACAAATTGGTAACATGTATAAGTCCGCAAGTAAAATGCTTTCTTTGAAGCAATGTTTAACATACGCTACTCAATATGTAGATATGATGAATAACATGATGCAAAATAAGGCGAATTTATGGCAGTTTTTAGCAACAATAAATCGCAATGAAATTTATGCTTGGGGGTCGCCTTTTGTATTTAGTTTAGCAAGCGATAGCAAAGAATCCAATATTTACCGATGCTATGTTCAACCTCCAAAACTAACTTTAACAGATTTGAGCATTTATTTTGATGATGGAACTAATGTTAAATATAAGAAGAATTTCAAAAGAGTTTATTTTAAATATTTAAATGACATGTTTACTATATTTTTTGGTAAAAATCATGGTTTTGAGCCAAGTCATGTATTTAATATAGAATCCAAAATATTAAACGCGATGGGTTGCGAAGGATTGAAAGAAAGCACAGAATATTACAATAGGGTTACGCCTGAAAAGGCATTGAATGAATGCAACTTTAATTGGACGGAATTTAGCAAGTCGATGGGGTTCAAAACCACACCAAAGTTTTTCATAACGGGCAGTATGAATTATCTAAAGTGTTGTTCGGATATGTTGATAGAGGATTGGACGAATATTGAATGGAGAACTTATTTTGTTTACATATTTATTCGTCAAATTGCGCGGTGGTGTTGGGAGGGACCACGTCAGGTATATTATAAATTCAACGATGAATATGTCGAGGGCGAGCGCTCAGATATGCCAAAACATTTGGTTCCTGTTTTTTCCATGGCACTTGCATATAATACGTTGTTAACAAACCAATATATAGACAAGTATAATATTGAAGAAAATGAAAGATACGTAGAAGCCATGGCATATGATTTGAAGTCTGTCTTTATACGCAGGATAAAACGTAATAAATGGCTTGCGCCAAAAACAAAAGCACACGCTTTGCGAAAATTGGAAAAAATCACTATGATTATAGGAACCCCAAAAGCCCTGCGCGCCGATCCAGATTTAGATTATAATCCAAATGATGTATGGGAAAATATTGTAAAATGCACGAGTTGGAGATTTGATGAGTTAGTCGGGTTGGAAGGGAAACCATTAATTGATATTCCTGTAATAGATTGGTTTGAAACACCGCCGAAATTTGTATCCAAGCAAGCATATGTTGTAAATGCCTATTATAACCCAACAGAAAATTCCATTTTCATTCCATCCGCTTATATGCAGGCGCCCTTTGTTGACTTGAATGAACGTGGCATGGAGTATAACTTGGCTTTTATTGGGTTCACAATATGTCATGAAATGGCACATTGTTTGGACAATATTGGAAGTCAATATGACGAAAAGGGAAATTTGAAAAATTGGTGGACGCCAAGAGATAAGATAAACTATAAGAAGAGAGAAGCGGATATTATAAAACATTATGAGACCTTTGCGGGATATGACAAGGTAAAATTTGATGTAGAAGGCACGCTAGGCGAAGACATTGCAGATATAACCGCATTGGCAATTTGCGAAGAATACTTGAGGGATTTCCAAGAGGTTCAACAAGATATTATTCCAGTTAGAATGCTCTCGTTCCGTGCATTTTTCTTCTATTATGCCATGCAAATGAGACAGCAATTGACTAAAAAGGCGTTGGAATATCAATTAAAGAAGAATCCTCATCCAATTGATAAATATCGCGTGAATGTGCCATTGTCGCGTTTATCATTATTCAAAGAAATCCATCGCGTCAGCAAAAAGGATAAAATGTATTGGGAGGATGTTGAGGCAATTTGGTAATGTTTGATACAGAATAATAATTTATATTCATAATATATATACTAGTATATTATGGGTAAAAGCACTCGTAAAAATAGAAATAATAAATATAAAAAGACTTTGAAATGTCGCCCGTGTAAACAAGAGGTAAAGGTTGGATTTAGGTCTATAGAAAACGAATATGAAAGTTCAAAGTATTATACACCTGACAAGGCTAATTTGAACTCTCAAAATAAATTGGTAAAGATGTTGAATACGCCGTTCTCTCCATCCAAGTTAACCGCCAAAAATGACTACTATAACTATATCAATTATCAGTGGCTCAAGGAACAAGACAAAGATACGAAAAAGAAATTCTTTGTTCAGGTAGACAACTTCCGCATCGTTCAAGAAAAGGTCTATTATGAAATCATTGAGTTAGTAAAAGAATATATTAAGAAGAATAAACATACCAAACGTGGACAGGCTGTAAACAATGTCTATCAGTCTTGCTTACGATTAGATAGAAGCACCGCCTTGTTCCGCGTGAAAAAAACTATTACGGATATAGATGATTTAATCGCCCAAAATAATTTGTGGGTCTTTTTAGCAGAAGTGAACAAGAATGAAATAGTTTCTTGGTCAAGTCCCATTTTTTGGAATGTTTCATCTGACCTCAAAAAATCGGACACTTTTAGAAATATCGTTAGCCCTGGACAAATGTCATTATACGATTTTTCATTGTATTATACTAACCCGGAGGATGATGCGGCGATGGTTAAATACAAGAAGGAAATTATGCTGCGTTTTGTCGGGTTTATCGACCAGGTATTCACCGCATGTTTAGGAGCGAACCACGGATTGAATCCGATAGACGTCCTCGAAGTGGAAAAGGAGATTCTAGGATTTTATTCATATGACAAAATTAAGAATGATTCTAGCGAATTCTACAATATCGTGAAGGGGAAGGAGGCATTAAGCAAGTATGGGTTTGACTGGGAGGTATTTTGCAAGCAGTTGGGCTTTAAAAAGACCCCTGAGTGGTTTATATCAACTGGGTTGAATTATTTAACTAGCGCATGCGAGTCATTGTCTAAAAACTGGAAGACGCCAAAATGGCGAACCTATTGGATTTATATTCACTTGAAACAGCTTATTCGTTTCGATAAGGAATGGCGCAAGATTCATTACGAATTTTTCGAAAATTTTATTGCCGGTCAAGATAGCATGTTTCCAACAGAGATATATCCAGTGTTTGGTCTATCTGCTACATTTAACACATTACTTACAGAGTTATATATGGAAAAGAATCGCAATCAAACTATTATTGACTATGTTCAAAACTTGGGCGATGATTTAAAGCGGGTATTTATACGAATCATTAAGCGAAATAAATGGTTGTCGCCTTCCACGAAAGCGGCAGCGCTTAAAAAGTTTGACTACATGAAGCTGCTCATTGGTTCGCCGAGCGATTTGCGTGAAGACCCGTTGTTAGATTACAAGGAGAATGATGCGTGGGGAAATATGATTAAAATTGCCAACTGGCGTGTTGAAAAAGCGGTTACATATGATGGTAAGCATATTATTGATATTCCTGTGTATGATTGGAAAGCATTTAAGATGTCAGGAAAACAGGCCTATATAGTTAATTGTTTTTACTTTGCGCCTCAAAATTCCATCTTTATTCCTTTAGCATACTTGCAAAAACCCTTTATTGATTTAGAAGAACGTGGTATCGAATATAATTTAGCACATATTGGATATGCATTGGCTCATGAATTATCGCATTCTTTAGATACAACTGGAAGCAACTATGACTATCTTGGAAATAAAAAAATGTGGTGGACGCCTCGGGATCGTAAAATATTCGACAAAAAGGTTGCGGACGTTATTAAGCAATATGAGACATTTGCAGGATATGATGGCGTTAAATTTGACGCTGCGATTGGAAGTGGTGAAGATTTAGCAGATATATCGGGTTTAGCCATTTGTACAGAATACTTAAGAGATTTCCAGGATAGAAATAACGACCCTGTTCCAATTCGCGCCTTGTCATTCCATGCATTTTATGTTTATATCGCATTGCAAGGGCGACAGAAGGTTAAGAAGCGCGCGTTTGCAGCACAATTGAAAACGAACCCTCACCCCATGGAACAATATCGCGTCAATTGTAGTTTATCACGTTTAGAATTATTTTGCAGTTTGTATAATATTAAAAAGGGTGATAAAATGTATTGGCCGAATAAAGATACTATTTGGTAATTAAGTAATCGTGTAATTATATAATTAGGTAAAAGTTTAGGAAAATTGGACAACTTAAAGTTTTATTTCATTATTTAGGATTTATTTTAATAAACATTATCAAAATAAATTTCTATTTTTTTATTTTTTTTTGTCAACTATATGTATAATATGGCTACTCGTCGAAGAGGATCACGTAGAATGCGCAGAATGTCTGCTAAGAAAATGGCAAAGGTTACTAACAAGCACATGCCCAAGTTGGCACGCGCCTTGAGAGCCGCTGTTGCGTCTGCCGCCCAAGCTCAGGCTCAGGCTCAGGGACAAGGACAGGGACAAGGTATGGGCCAAGGCCAGGGTCAGGGTCAGGGTCAGGGAAAAGGCCAAGCTGGTGGACGTCGTCGTCGTCGTGGCACCCGCCGTCGTTAAACGCTCTGTTCGTTAAACGATAATATCATAAAATATATATAATTTCTTATATATTTTATACATTTTATGC